AAAAGCAGCATATAGTTATTTAAAACACAATAACCACCACAAAGCAACATACCAACACGAACAAAGAGTAGCGGGCGTATTAACTGTAGAAAGTTGGATAAAAGAAGGCGACCAAGACAAAAGTAAATTATACGGTTTTGATTTAGCAAACGGTACGTGGTTTGTAAAAATGAAAATAGAAAACGACGATCTTTGGCAAAGAATAAAAGCAGGTGAAATAAAAGGGTTAAGTATAGAAGGTTATTTTATAGACAAATTAGAACAAATGGGTAAACAATACACAGACGAAGAAATAAGAACTGCATACAAAGAACTACAAGCAGAAGGTAAAATAAAGAAAATAAATTTAGGACTTGTAGACGATTT